GCGGCAGCACAGCCCAGTGACCCAACGCGTTTAAGTATGTCAGTAGTACCGCCTCTAGGTATGTTGTCCAGGTCGAGAGTGACAAGGTCACGTCCTGTCACTGCATCAGCCTTGCGGCGACCTCCTGCGAGGCTGCCTCCGACAAAACCTCCGACGTCTTTTAGTTCGTCTTGCTTGGCCTTGGTGTAGCCAAGGTACTCCTGGAGTGTCTCCTTCGACTTAATCGGTGTCCGGAGCTTCTCGCAGTATTCCGACCACATTAGGCTACCTGTCACCCAGTTAATGGACTTACGGCTTCCTGCGGTCGCTATTGTAATTTTTCTATCGTTAATCATGAGTGTTAGTCCTTCATGTAGTATGTTGATTCAAAACCTGCGCCAGATAGTGAGAGCCCTTCCGCCCACGGTATCGGCTCAGAGAATATTGTGTTAACATCGTCTAGCTTGTCGCTTGGCTCCGCCTCTATGACGATCTCGTCGTGTATGTGCATAACTGGCTTGTAGCCGGCAACTATGCACCTATGCAGTGTTATCTCTAGGCAGTCTCTAGCGATTGCCTGGACTACGTTCTCTATGAGCTTGCCTCCGTACGTCTCCTGCGTCTCCCACTTCTTGCTAGACTGATTAATACCCTTGTACTCGATTGACGGGTGACCCCATCTGTTCGTACCGAGCCTAGGCGAGCAGTAGAAGAGCTTACGTCCGGAGGGAAGTTCGATAGTGAAGTAACTTAGCCCATTGATAATATCTAGTTCAGACCGTAATGTAAGCCCATTAAGGTATGTAGTATCGCCTGTATCTATAGTGTGTATGGCGAGCTTGTTCATCCTGTCCCATAGCTGAACTATGTTAGGGTTGGCCGTGCGCCACTTACTCACGATATCGGGAAGCTCTTCCTCCGGGATACCCATATTAAGAGCCCCCATCTGTATTAGTGCATTAGAGCTACCTTGATAACCTAGTGCTAGTGTGGCAACTTTGCCCTTCTGTCTTAAGTCGCCGTTAATTCCGTGCTTCTCGACCGGAACACCGAACATCTGGGATGCAGTAGCGCAGTAGATATCACCGCCCTTTTTAAATACATCTAGTACCCAGTTCTCACCAGCCAGCCATGCTGTTACACGAGCCTCTATGGCGCTGAAATCTGATACGATGAACTTCTTACCGGCTGCGGGTATAAATGCGGTTCTAATCAGCTGTGAGAGTATGTCCGGAACATTTCCATAAATCAGCTTGAGCCCTCTGTAGTTCGATGCTTTTACAAGCTCCCTCGCCTCGTCTAGGGTCTTAATGTAGTTACGTGGTAAGTTCTGCACTTGCACGAGTCTGCCCGCCCATCTGCCTGTGCGGTTCGCTCCGTAGAACTGCAGCAGTCCTCTTACTCTTCCGTCCTTACCTCTAGCATCCGCCATCGCCTTGTACTTGGATACCGACGACTTGCCGAGTTTCTGACGAAGCTCTAGCGCCTCTCGTACATTCGCCGGGAGGTCACCCTCTAGTAGTTCTGATACAGTTTCCTTACGGAGATTATCTACTTCGATGCCTTGGGCTATAACCCACCCTAGTAGCTGTGCGTTCGAGTTAGGGTTAGACAGCCCCGTAATAGCCCTAGCCTCATCCACTAGCTCTGCTGTGCTCATATCGTCTAGGGTTAGCGCCCTAGTGAGTAGGCGGTCATCTATCGCAACACCTCTTGAGTTAATGCCAATATCTTCTACCCATGCCGACCATGTTGCGTCCGGAACTGGATAAGGCTCTAACTTCTTGAGTATGCTACTCTCTGCCTCAACGTCTTGGAGGTTGTACTCCTTGAACAGTCCCCACTTATCGGGTGCATGTTTAGGTAGGTTACGGGTGCGGTTGCCATTAGACTTAGTCGGCCTACAAGGCTTGCAGAAGTAATTAATTAGTGCTTTGCCAGTTGATAGCTTTTGCTTGTCCTCCGGGAGACCTATTGCCTTGCCTATCGCTTCTAGTCCGGCGGGATATCCGCAGTAGAGCCCGTGTATCATAGTGCAGCGCCACTGCTCTATTGGTGTGGAGTAGCCCGCCCTATTAAGGCATATCCACTCGAACGCCGCGTTAAATGCGTGCTTGATAACTGTCTCGTCAGATAGTGCCGTGACTATGTAGGGTGGTATCTCCTCGCCAGATGCTAGGTCGATAACCTTAGTAGGCTGTGCGTCCTCCTTATAGGCAAAGAGGAGGACTTCGAAGTCCTCACTCTCTGCATACTTGTGAGCACCCGCCTTTTTGATGTCAACGCTGCTATATGTCTCAATATCAATACTTAGGTGCTTCATGTCGACTCCTTAAAATGGTACGTTATCTACTGGCTGACCAGTGATAGGGTTAACTTGTGGCTGTGCCTGCTGTGGTGCACCGAATGCCTGTGCTGCTGATGGTGCTGCTCCGCCTAGTGCCTCTCCGTCTCTGAGTTTCTGAACTGGTCCGAGTGAGCAACCTACGCCCTTCTTGCCGTTGAAGTTATAAGGGAAGAACTCTACATTTACTCTTGCGTAGCATCCGCTGTACACCTCACTGTGATTGATAATAGGGTTTCCCATTGCATCTACTACTTCTGGTGGATAATCTGCGCTTGATCTAGCACTGAATACCCAGTGTCCCTTGCACTCCTGTGGGAATGGAGTACCGTCCTGCTTAACACCGTCACCGTCCCATATTGGCGTAGGAACTACTGGCGGTACCACTCCGTTGTAGCATCCGCTAGAGCCCTTCTGCTTTGCCGCCTCGATAGCTGCGTCAATGCGTCCCTTGGTAGCCGTGTCTGTCTTTGGCAGAAGTACAGTAACGCTGTACTTTGGTTCCTGTCCTTCGATGTTCGAGTAAGGCTTGAATAGGTGTGCGTATGATAGTCTTACTTCTCCAGTTGTTACGTTTGTCATGTCTCCGATAGCCATTGTTAATACCTCCGTTAGTTAAATGCCTCATTGGCTGAAATCTTATTAGTGATAGCTTGTCTTTTATCTGTACTTGGCACGAGTGTAGGCTTGCCTGGGTTCTTTATCACATACTCTCCTGCAACATCTTCGAAGTGCGCTTTGCCCATTAACTTCTCCACTTGTGCCAATGTTAGAGGCTTGCGTTCATATAGCAATGCCTCGTCTGTACCGTCTTCAATGATTGCCTCGAATGCTGCGTCCATATCTGTCCACGCTCTCGAGCCTCTTCCTTCAACAGCCTTGTAGCCGTCTACGTCTCTTCCTGCTAGACACTCGGCTAGCGCATAGTCTTGTAGTTCCGACAGCCACTTGGCTACATCTTCGCCCTTACGTAGGTACTCGCCTACTTCCTCGTTAGTGATAAGAGGTGGCTTCTTGCCTATCTCGAATGCGAGCTCTATGTTCTTATCGGCTCTTGCCCTGCACTGCTGCCTCGCTCTGCAGAATCTGCACCAATCACCCGGCGACTGTTCACCGTCTCCCTTGATAGCTATATCCGCGTAGTGCTTGACCTTATCACCGAACTCCATTAGCTCCTTAACTGTGAATTCACTACTATTGGTGTTATCGATTCTAGGCTGTACAATGCTTATCTTGACCGTATCGATAGCGAATAACATCTTGTATGCCTCTAGTGCTCCTAGTGCGTATATCATGAGTTGCTCGTTGTTCTCTGCCGATACGGGTACGCCCTTACCGTACTTGAGGTCGATAATGTGCAGTGTCCTCTCGCCTATCATTACGCAGTCGGCTGTCCCAAATCCGTCGGGTATGTACGCTGTTAGATCAAGCCTCTTTTCGATAGCGATGTATGGTGACTTCTCGAACTCCATAGCCGACTTGCGAACGTACGCAACGTAGTCATCTGTATATCCGTCCATTTCCGGCTGATAGAGTTCATCCTTCTTAATCTTGTTAAGTGCCCTAGTCAGCTTCGCCTTGCGGTAGTCCTGCGTGTTGAATAGGTGCTGTAACTTCGCCTCTGCCATTTCATGGGCGAGTGTGCCCTCCTTCGCAGCCTCTGATGTAGTATCGGGGAACTGTGACTCTAGCACTGCACTAGGCGTACAGTTCATCCATCTGTGTGCGCCACTTGCCGACAGCAGCGCGTGTGCTCTATCCTTGTGCCCTGCCATTAGATGTCCGCTCCTAACTGTCTTAACTCGAGTGCGAATGCTCCGAACTTATCCGGTGTGAGTTCTGGTAGGGTAGCTACACCTAGCTTATTAAGTACTCCCGCAATTGCATCCATAGATACGCCTTTGTCCATTAGACCGATTGCTGCCTTCTGTAGCTCGTCTGCTGTGTAGCTCTTTGCCTCAGTAGGTACCGCTGGTGTCTGTGGAGTAGAGTCGTCTGTAGCTCCACCACCAGGTGTCCACGTAGGTGTGGTGCTCTCTGGCATTGGTGCCTGCGTTGGTGTCTCAGCTGGCATTGAGCTCGCACAGTCCATACTAGGTGCTTGTGGTAGCTCCTCTGCTGACTCTGCACTTGCTTCGCTGTGTGTCTTAAGCGACTCGGCTAGCGCCTTAAGAGTTCCGTTCTTTGTCACCTCGATAGCCTCTTCTGCGTTCATCTGTAGTATTAATTCCATTCTTAGCCTCCTTAATTGCTCTTTGAAATTCTTTAATTTTTTTTGCGTCGCCGTAGCTCCGCTTAATAACAACCTTCATACCTGCCACCTAGTCCACTAGTGGCATTACATCGTCTGGATCATCTATGTACTTACCTATGATTGCGTCCGTCTCTTCATCTGTAGGCTCTTTGTCAAGTCTTGGGTCGTGCCAGTCGCACTCTGCTCTAGGACGAGTTTTGTCTTCGCCTAGAATGTCCTTGAAGAAGTGATATAGTCTTCCGTGTTTCATGTGCCTTGGTTCTAGTCCTAAGTTATTCATACTTCTTTCCCTCCATAATCTTCTCTAACTCTCTTAGGTCGTCTTCGTTCTGATTCAGCGCCGACCTTAGTAGGTTCTCGTCACCTATGTATCGGTCGCCCTCAGCCTCTTCAGATTTGTCTTTCAACAGAGTTGTAACCGACTCTAGGTATGCCTTTGCGTAGCTATATATGCGCTCTTTATCTAGCATTTTTGTCCTCCTTCTTATGCGCAAGCCATCCTTCAGCAAACGCATATTTAAATGCAATGTCGACAACTTCCCTTTCCTGTAGATATAAAGCTCTGTCAAGTTCTGCTTCAATCGCTTTGTAATAATCGTTTTTGCCTTGCTTAAAGCAGTCTTGGGATGCTTTTACGCACGGTATGGTCCCTGCTATAGCATCTAGCATTTCCGTGAATGTCATATCTGTTCTTAATTCCACCCTTCATCCTCCTTTTCTAACTCCTCGCTGTACACCTGATAACGGTGCAACTCTGTGAGGATTATCGCGATGCCAACTAACACCATTCCGATGATGAATGTTTTAATAATCATCTGTTACCTCCTTATTTATTGAGCCGACTGAACTCATCTTTGATAATCGATTTACATGCACAGATGCCTTTTCTATAACCTTCGCGCTCTTTGCTAGAAAGGGTAAGTCGATAAGGTATATATGCTTCATCGAGCTTTCTAGATAATCTATCTTGCAGCTTTTCGTACAAATCATTTAGTTCTGAATATTTAATGCTATCCATAACTCCTCCTTACCTCGCACCGCACATGTATAGGGCTATCCATAACATAGGTATCAGTGCTGTGACCCCTACCGCAGCAATCACCTCCGTTAGTGGCGTGTTGCCGTTTTCCTCGCATGCTTGGTGTAATACTTCTTTAACTGAATCAAACATTTTCGTACCTCATAAGCTCCTTGTAGCTCTTATCTATCTTTGCAATGTCTAGCCCTGCTAGTTCAAATAAGATATCTTTATCAATCAGTCCTGGAATATCTGAGTAGATTCTTTCATTCCTCTCTGACATTACCCCTAGTACAACTCTCTTAATCTTTCCCGCTGTACTTGGCGAACAGTTGAAAAGTTCCTTGATATCCTTAGTCATTAGATATGTGTTGTTGTGGTATATCTCGTGTGCAGCCTTGGTTGAGGCTCTTACACGAGGAAATCTTGCGTTGTTCATGGTGTGCCTCCTTGATATTGTGTTGTGGTATACTCCCTACACTACCTCCCTATCGTCGCGCTGAAGCGGTAAACGTCTTCGACCAGCCGTTTGGCTTCGTCTAAAACTTCAAGGGTTAGAGAGCTCGACATCATGTGGTTGGTAATAACGTTTGCTAACTCCGCCGATTCTTTTTCTTTCCACTCTCTGTGGTTTAGTTTCGGTTTGTCCATACGAGCGCTTATAGGTACGCCGATAACGCTCTCATCCACCCTTACGTGCTCTGATGTAATTACTACGGTCATATGAGGGTGGTAATTCTTAAGTTCTTTTGCTACCTGCTTTGATAGCTCTATTAGTTTTGTATAATCCTGTTCTTGCATGTGTCCTCCTTTCTGTTGCTTTTTATAAACTTAAAGTTGATATTTAAGACAAAAAAATATACTCTTCTGAAATATTGTAAATTTCACACATTTTTTGCATTTGCGTAGCTCGAGGAATGCTTTTACCTTTTTCCCAATTTATTATGGTGTTCTTTGAAACTCCAAGGTTTTTAGCCACATCTTCTTGGGTAAGACCCGCATTAACTCTCGCGGCGGCAAGACTTATCTGAAATTTTGCTTTCAATGCTATCCGCTCCTTTCTCTTTGTGATAGCTTGAGTTTATATCAACTTAAAGTGAATGTCAACACTTAAAGTGAATAATTTTTCGTTTTTAGTATTGAATTATATCAACTTATAATTTACAATCACCTTAATGGAGGACAATACAATGAGTGAAAAAGAATTCAACGAAATATTTTCAAGTAATCTTGTACGATATTTAGAATCGCGGAATATGTCCCAAAATGAATTGGCAAAATATTTAGGTGTATCTCCCACATCAGTTAACAATTGGTGCAGAGGAATAAAATCGCCTCGAATGGATAAAGTTGATAAGATTTGCGAGTTGTTCGGAATAAGTCGCTCTGATTTAATGAGCGAACCCTCCGACGATGAGCCTACCTACTACATCAACCCCGAAGCGGCAGAAGCAGCAAAAGAGCTTTACGAACGGGACGAGCTCCGTGTACTGTTCGATGCGGCAAGAGATGTATCAGAGGAAGATATAAGGTACGTTGCAACACTGCTAGAGAAATTAAAGAAGAAGGAAGGTAAGTAACTGTGGATGAATTATACAGGGTTGCTTATGTCGATTTGCCCTGTAAAGTTCACGGATTAACAGCCTATTATTACGAGGATGGTCAAGCATTCTACACCGTGTTCGTAAACGCAGGGGACTCGATAGAGAGACAACAAAAAACACTACAACATGAACTAGAACACATAAGGAATGGTGACCTGTGCACGATGCTATCTGTACAGGACCTAGAGGTATTAAGGCATAATTTGATATAGTCTATAAAGGGTATCGGGGGTATATCAAGAAAGGACGTATTATATGAAGAAACTAATCACAATCGCACTAGCTATCACGCTTATGTTATCTGTCGCAGTCGGGCTGACTGGTTGTGGCGGAAAGAAAACCGAAGCTAAAAAGAAGCCATACAACCTTAGTGGCGAATGGAAGCAAGTTGACGGAGACAAAGACGGATGGCAACAGGCGACCGTTACGGATGACACAATCGAGATCTATTGGATGAGCGAAGACACGAAGGCTCTGTATTGGTCGGGAACGTATGAAAAACCGACCAAGTATACAAAGGTCTACAAGTGGACTTCAACGGCCAACAAGGAAAAGAACGAAAGCGCCTTAATGGCATCCCAGGATGGTACAAAAGAGTTCTCTTACGACGGCAAGTATATTACCTATAAGGCATCTGCACTAGGTGTGGAGAAGAAGATGAAACTTGAGAAAGTAAAGAAGTAATTAAATAAAAAAAACCGCCCCTACGCCAATAGGAGCGATTCGGAGCTACTGGTATATGATCCAGTAACACAACACAATTATCAATTAGAAGTATATCAGTAGCGCCCATATATTACAACTACGTTGCGAAAATAGTTGTTATTAGGGCGTTTTTTGTGCAATTTTTGCAAATATTCAGAAAATAAACTATGTTGAGAGGTGTATTATGCCTATATATAAAACAGGAGACAAAAAAGACGGATTAACAAAATATAAGGTCCGTGTTAATTATACAGATGATAGCGGTAAGGCTCATTCCCTTACTCGCGTTGCGTATGGGCTTGATGCCGCCAAGACACTTGAGGCTCAGTTGCAAAAATCTGATCACGCTCCTTCAAGCACAATTACGGTTCCAGAGTTAATAGATCTATACATAGAAGATAAAAGACACGAACTCCGAGAGAGCACGTTAGATAAAAATAGTCGCGTCCTCAATAGATATGTGCGCCCTTTGGATATAAGGATAAACAAGTTGAATCTCCAGTCTCTGACAGAATGGAAGAGAGGTATAGGCGACCTAGACTTAAAGCACAGAAGCAAGTCCAATATATACACAGTATTCAAGTCATTGCTTAACTGGGCTGTTCAGAATGAATATTTGCAGAGCAACCCACTAGCAAAAGTGCCAAACTTCCGTGATGCTTATGAGCATAAAGAAGAGTTGCACTATTACACACCAGAAGAGTATATCCGCTATGCCTCTTCAGCATGGAATATTGCAGTTGAGATAGACTTTTACGACTTCTATGTATTCTTTGCCATCGCTTACTATACCGGGGCTAGAAAAGGCGAAATACACGCTCTGCGTTGGCATGATTTAAGGAATAACTCTATACATATTACAAAGAGCATTACGCAGAAGCTGCAAGGCGCAGACAGAGAGACCCCGCCAAAGAATAAATCTAGTAATAGAGTTGTGCAGCTGCCGGAGCCTTTAGTTGAAATACTGAAAGAACACAAAGAACGAGGCAAGGAATATAAAGGATTTAGCGACGATTATTATATTTGTGGTGGCATCCGACCACTCCGAGATTCCACATTATCAAAAATGAACTTCCGTATTGCAGACGATGCTAGACTTCACCATATACGCATACATGACTTTCGTCACAGCCATGCCTCGTTACTAGCCAATAACGGTGTTAATATTTTAGAAATAAGTCGTAGGCTTGGACACAGTAACATAGAGCAGACGCTCAATACTTATAGCCACTTCTACCCCCAGGAAGAAGACAAGGCTTTATCTATTCTTAATAAAATTCGTGTATAAATCGTGTATAAATAAAAGAACCGTTGAGAAATCAACGGTTCTAATCATATTGGCGGAGGACATGGGACTCGAACCCACGGGGCTGTTACGCCTTACCTGATTTCCAATCAGGCTCCTTAGCCACTCGGTCAATCCTCCACACGCGGCTAACACAATCATATTCAAATCATGCCTAACTAGATTAACATAAACGGAATCTAAACGCAAGCCGTTATTATATTCACGTGTATGGTATTATGTAAATATACAGAAAGGAGTATCAAATGCACGAGCTTATAGAACTATTAAAATCTGATATGAAGCCTGCACTAGGTGTAACTGAACCAGGTGCTATAGCTTTTGCTGTTTCCACGGCTTGTTCGTACCTTAGCGGCGAGGTAGAGAGCATAGAGCTTAGACTTAATAGCGGTATATACAAGAATGCTTTTACCTGTGGTATTCCGAGCAG